GTTTACTCGCAACCACCGCGATATTTTGCATCTGATTAGGCAGCTCGAAAAGGAGCTGGAAAGTCCCAGGTCGGCACAGATGATCGCATTCAGCTTTGCGCTCCGATGGCTGTACCGTGAACAAATTCTGCTCCGCAAGGAGCTCGGAGAAGGCGATGTTATCCAGAGACGAAGTAATCCTCAAGGTAGGGGAACTGCAGCATGAATTGAGGACATGGAAGAAGGTTTTGCAGGTAATCGACCGTAGCCAGATAGAGAAGCGCACCGGCACAGCGATGCGCTTCTACGGCATGCGCCCCAGCTCCGCAATTAAGATGCTGCTGCGGGACAGGGGCGCACAGACGCAAGAATGGCTGCTCCAGGAACTATCTGATGGCGGGATCAACGTAGGGAAGAAGCGCGGCGAGCACAATCCGCGGATCGCAATAGAAAAGACTCTAAGGACCGGAGCTCTAAAGAAGGTTGGGAACCTGATAGGGCTCCCCGAGTGGGGAGATGAGATGTTCAAAGACGCATCTTTTGATGAAGACGATGAGAAGCGGGCCTGATAGGCATTCAAGGAGAAAAATCGATGTTTGACCCTGAAAAAGTAGAGCGTTGGGTTGAGGATGGCACAGGACTGATTCCAGACGAAAACCCAGATGAGTATTCATTCGTGAGAGCCACGGATTATGACAGCCTCCTAGAGCTCTACCGAGCCTCTACGAGTGCCCCACGAAAGGTTTATGCTGGATTCGGAGGGGAATAATGAGCATGAATGAAGGGGGTTCCAGATGCCAGGAACCTTCGGGTATAAGCGCAAGCGGCAAGGTCACGGGCATGGGGCTGGCAATCATAAGCATGGAGGAGTAAACCGCTGCGCGCGGTACTATTATGCCTCTTTCCATGCCCTATGGAGGCCGGAGCGCATTGAAGTCAAAACCAGCCGCTCGCGCAAGGGCTTCATCATTGAGAAGCGCGAGAAGAATAAAAAGAACCGCAGGAAGCAGTAATCGCTAGGCAGCAAAACACTGCTGCGTCCAGGTGTTCCGCCGCAGTCCGATTTGGAGGCGATGGCACTGGGCCTCAGCTACCTGTCCGTTTCCGGTGTTCACGCCGTGGATGAAGTCGGTAAATTTAGACAGCCGGTGCACGCCCATGTTATAGCCCATGTCGAGCAGGCCGAGCTTCCACGAATCAGGGAGGCCCGCATATCCGGGGAAGATAGCCGGGAGAGCCCTGTCCACGATAGTCAGGCGGCGAAGGAGTTCGGCGTCAATGGCAGCGGCAGGGAGGGTTAGAGAGCCGCGGTAGAATTTCGGCGCCATGCCTTTCTGGAGTCCGTGGACGCGGTTGAATTCTGCCGTAATTTCTTCAGGAGTGGCTGCTCGATCACCCTTCATCCATGGAAGTTTGCAGGCATCAGAGGCCGCTGGAAACATAAACCCGACGCCTCCCGTGATGAAACCCAGAATGTCGAGGTAGAGCCAAGGAATTTCCCCCTCGAAGCCCTTCGTGCTCACAAGCGAATCGTCGATGTAGCTCAATTATGCCTCCGTGACAGGTCGTAGCATTCCCAGCAGCGCGCTGCTAGCCGGTACTTGCGGCGGCCGCATTTGCATACCTTGTTGGGTTGATTTCTCTTGGGGTGGTGAGCCAGAATCAGCTTTGCGACTCGCTCCAGGGCTTCACGTGCATCATGGATGCGCGTCGCCTCTGCATTCACGAGGTCGTAAAAGCATCGGTCGAGCAGCTCTGCGAGATATTCAGGCTTCTGTGAAGCAATGAAGGCCGCCGTGAAGATCGGCTTCGACATCAGTGGAATTTCACTCGCCCTGAAACCTTGCTGTGGCCGTGGATGGCAACCGGCGCCGAAGGTGCTGCATTGACCGTGATCGTGTCGCCCGGCGAGGTAATTGCCCCAATGGAGGCCGTGACTACGCTAGTTCCGGTCGCCACGCCCGCAACCACCCCGGATGAGTTGATTGTTGCCTTGGAGGGAGTCGCGCTCACCCAGGTGGGGCCTGAACATGCCGCAGTCGATGAGTCGGAGAAGGTACTCGTGCAGGTCAGGGAGACCGCGCCGCTTACCGTCACGGTACTCGGGTTAGGCGTGAGAGCCATGCTCACGAGCGTCGGGGCGGAACCCGTGAACTCCAAAGCTCCAATTGCCGGGGGGTTCGGTCGGGTCGTTCCTGCGTAGTCGGTTGTGATGCCTGCGATGGTCACACCTGCACCAGAAACTGCGCTGGCACCAGATGTGGGGGTCATGTTGCCGAAGCCAAAAGCATGATAAGTCTCGTCCACCAGCCCCGGCGATCCGCAAATCTGAGAAGACTCCCCGGTCATCGGGCAGGTCCAGCCTGATCCCGCGCCCCCGAGTTCTGCGTTGTGCGTCCATGAAGACCCGGCAAAGGTCAGAGGCGCAAGGCTCACATTGCTGAAGATGGGCGTTGCGTTCGATCCGTGGCCTGAGTTGAAGAATCCGAGGAAGGTGTTGTTTACGTACTTGAATAGCTCAGTTCCGGCCCATGCCGGGCCAGAGTCCCACGGCTCGATTTCAAGGCCAATATTCCCCGCAGAATAGAGCGTGTTGTATTCAAACAGGCTGGTCGTTCCGGGGGGAAATTCCATCAGAATCGCCGTATTCCCTGCGCGGCAGAAGTCCGATAGGGACGTGTTGTAGCCGGTAGGGGTGCCGGGGATAGCACCACTCATGGCCCCGCAATTCCCAATAATGAGGCTGTTCTGAATCACGGGTAGCGCCCCGCCCACCTTATACTGCTGGCCCATATTTCCATAAGCCAGACCTCGGGTGATGGTCATGGATGAACCCGGCCCTCGGATGTGTTTGGCGTCCAACCCATCCTGCGTGTTGTAGCTCGCCGTGCCTTGGTCAAAGTGAACCTGCCAGCCCGGTGAAGGGCTATCTACCGAAGCCGTGCCGAAACCGTCACCATACCCGGCGCTCACGTCATCGGTACAGTGGTTATAGGGCAGAGCGTCAACGATGGGATATTCTTCGACGCATCCGTTCCACGAAATGTCGTAGTTTGTCACATTGAATGCACCGACCCCAGTGTTGCCGTCTGACTTGTCGGTGTTCCAGCCGCTCGATCCGTTGCCGATGAGAGCCAAATCGACCGCATTCATCGGGCCAGCAGGAGTGCCGAAGATGCCATTCTGGCGCAGCCCGTGAAGTCGAACATCGGTCAGCGCTACATCATGGGACGCGAGGGAGAAGATGATTCCACTTAGCGCGAAGTCTGCCCCTCCACTCCCGTCAAAATCCGTAACATCGAGACATTGAAGGTCCACAAAAGTGGAGTCTGAGAGATTTACGGAAGTGTATTTGAGCGGCGTGCCCATGTAAATAACCGAATCGACGCCAAAGCCGCCATGAAGCTGAGTCCGCGCCGTCTGCGAGGTACAGGAGGCGTAGTTTCCACCCCTGATGATCGTGTGTTGGCCCGACGTTCCCGAAGGAGGAGAAGGCATCCCTGAGTCGTTAGAGTCGCCGCACAGCCCGCGCGCGTTGGGAGTGGTGCCGCAACCTGCCGCTGAATCCCACCCAAGCCGATAAGTCACCCCGTCCGCAATTGACCCGCGAATGGTCACAATATCCCCGCCTGCAATGATCCAGTTATAGCCGGGGTTATTGCCGCCGAACTGCTGGGTTCCATCCTGCCAGAGCAAGCGGACGTCATTGAATGCGCATGCCTGATTGGTTCCCGATCCGGGATAAGGGGCATCAGCCAAGCCGCTACATTGGCCCGTCGTTACGTTCGTGGAGAAGCGTGTACCTCCATCTGGTCGGACAAACCAGTTAGCGGCAAACGCAGGGAGAGAGGAAAGCAGCAACGCGAGGATGGGTATTTTCATGGCTCTCCTGAAATGTGTTGCTTCATTTGGTGCGCGGCCCTAGAATGCTGAATCTATGACACCTTGTCGAATTGCCGTTGCTGTGCTCCAACTCGTATCCATGCTGTCTATGATCACTACATGCTTCTTCCCGCAGCTCCAGAAAATGCGTATGGTGCTCCTTGCTATTAGCTCAATCATTTCGGTGCTCTTTGTAGCAACATTTGGGTTCATCTGACTTACTGCAGCCCATATAGGGAGGCAGTTGTGCCGACTCCGAAGTTTGCTGTATTTAGGGACAAAACAATGCTCGTGATCGCCGCGGTGCTGTTCCAATCTCCGGCATTGATGGTTCCTAAAAAGGTTCCCGAGTTGAAATAACTACCATTGCAACTGATGTTCTTCACTAGGGCAGTAGCGGCATAGGATGCAATAGAGCAAGTCTCGGAGGATGACCGCCCCGCCGAGGGAGACAGAGCCCCGAAAGCTACAAAGGCGACAGCTGAACCCGTGCCGACATTTTGACTGCCTGTAAAGAACTGAAGTTGGTTCCAATCGTAATTGCTTCCAGTATCTCCATTGAACTGCATCTGAAGGTTGGCGACAGCGCCATCTGTCTTCCCAGTGAAAACTAGTTGGAGGTTGGTGTAGGTCGATGGGATAGAAGAGAAGGTAATGGTCGGAGTAGCTGTTCCAACTACGACTTGAGCGATGCGAGTCATCGCCGCGTTTGGCGAGGAGACAGGTCCGCTGAAAGACCCATCGGCTTTTATGCTGCTAATAACCGTGCCCGTAGGACTTTTCCACTGCTGGAGGTCTGCTGTTTGTCCTGAAGTAACCAGAGCTTTCAGTGCAACTATCATGGAAGAGAATCCAGCCGAACCTGTAGTTTCCGACCACACGACTGAGACGCTTCCGGGTGTGACAACGTTCTTATCAGCGGTTTGCAATGAATCGCTCAACCCGCCACTCGTTGTTGATGTTCTGTTTGTATAACCAGAGGCGGAGGCTGAAATGGCAGAACCCTGTCGGAAGAACACAGTGAAAATCAGGTCGCTTTGGGACGTGGTGACTGGACCGACGGTGACGGGGCTGCTGTAGCCGGTTCCTCCTGTAGAGATGTTCGTATCCACGCAGGAGGAGGTAGAGGTTCCCGAGTATTCCAGAATGGTCATCGAGGAAATGAAGGACGCGGTAGTGGTGAAAGAAACCGTGTCCGCACCTCCAGTTGTTCCGCAAGCGGCAAACACGTAGGTTTGCCTACCACCCCCGATAGACGTGTCTGTCGCTACTTGAGTGAACGTGTTCCCTTGGGTATCCGTAACGCTTGCGGTTCCAGTGGGTGCATAAACGCTGACTAGAATGCTGTGCCCAGCGACTGTATTTGAACTAAAGGCTAGAGTTTTAGTGGGGCCTGAGGCCAGAGTTGCATTGCTCGTGCCCTGCACAAATGTGGGCGTAGCTGCGGCGCTTGACCCACTCACCGTCAACCCGACCGTCGTGGATGCTCCGGTTGAGATGGCCTGCGTTCCCGTCGTGAAAGTGTTAGACGTGTTGGTGCAGGGAATATTGCCGGTTCCGCAAGCACTTCCAGCCGGAGTAGCCCAACCAGCGACACTAGGACTAGTCGCAATAATAGCTTGGCCAACCGTAGGAGTTCCTGAGATGTTTACGCCGTTTATAGTTGCAGATGTACCGAAAACGCCTTGTGCCGCTTTAATTGTTGCCGACTTATCAGTTGCAGAACTTCCGTTGCCGAAATCAAACACGCCAGCGGACTCGCGGGCGATGGAAGCGTCCAAGGGGTTTATGACTCCGTTTGAACCAATTCCACCTGCATTGAATCCGATCCCACTTCCCGCAGGCCATACGGTCTGGAGGAAGCTATTTGCAAAGTGAAAACTGAAGCCAAACCCACCGTTAGTCCCGTCACTGAAGGAGAGGAAGGGAATCCCCTGTCCACTGTTGTTGAGAATTTTTGAAGTCAAAGAGCCATTTGATCCGGTATCAACCAAGTTTAGAACCGGGGTAGCATACTGGATCGTCTGCGCATTTTGATAGATTGCGGAACCTTGAACCGGATGGAACGCTGAACCCTGAGTGGCGAGGGATTCTGCTGTGACTTGGGCCGCTACTGCCGCTCCGCCGTCGGTATAGTGGCCAGCATCTGGCCCCGAAGCCTGAATTATCAGAGGGTCGGAATAGTTGTTGAGCACGTCGGCCACGTCAACTAGCCTGTCCCAATACTGCCCCGTCGCAGAGGCTGCCGTCTTGCTCTGCCCGATCAGCCAGTTGTTGACCTGTTGCTGGTAGTAGAACCCTCCCGGCTGGCTTGGACCCCATGGCCAGAACCCGTCCGTAAGCTGGACAATCGTCCATCCATCGGCGTGTGCTGTCGCCCAAAGACTTTGGATGTCGGCTTCAAATGTTGCCAGTGAAATCCCGCTTGAGAAGTTATCAACTGCCGCGCTGTCTATGAAGAGGAAGCCGGGATTACCAGTCACGGCGGGGCTGTTGGGGTGGACGAGTGAGGTGTAGTTCGTTTGCAGCGTTACTATGGTCGCGCCCGCAATGCCCGAGTTGACGACCGATCCATGACCGCTTGCGAAAACCGTGCGACCGAATTGAGACGGCCAGCTGTAGGCGCAGTTGAACGCTCCTGTTCCGGTTGATCCGTTCGCCACTCCTGTTACGTTGGCCTCAAACTGAGTCCCGGATAGGCCAGCGGACAGTACTGTAACCTGCTGCCCATTGAGCGCGGTATAGCCCCCCGTAAATCCGGTCAGGGTCACTACGTTGTTGGCGGTCTGGGTGTTGGTCGCGGTTGCCGTGAGCAGGTTGCCCCCACTGATCGTGCCTGCGGTGATCGTGCCTACGCCACTCGTGCTGACAATGCAAGAACTGGAGACGATGAACTTCGAGGCACCGTAGAACTGGTAGATGGTGCTAGATGGGTTGTACTGCACCCCGCTACTGCCGCCCGTCCCGTTTGCCGCCGCCGTGATGCGTCCCTTGGCGTCAACTGTAAGGTTGGTATTGGTGTAGCTGCCGGGAGTTACGGCGGTGCTGGCAAGGGTGGCTGCTGCTGATCCGGGGCCGGTTGCTGTTACGTCTCCGGTGAGGGCTGTTATGCCGCTCGTCCCTGCTGGGCACTGCCCATTACCCGCCGTGCAAACACGTGAAGCCGCCGCGCCATTCTCGCTAATCGCTGCATTGCCCGAGGGATCGCTTTCGTAGATCGCTGTAGCAGCTACAGGAGTGATCGGGGCCGAGCTGGCCGGGAAGGAGATGCCATTACTGGAGCCAGCTCCCGTATAGCTCAGGCTCGTCCCGTCATCGGTAAGGCCTGAATTGATAAGGGAGTTCGCCCCATTCGCCTTCGGGATGGTGTTGGTGGTGAGCGAGGTCGAGGTTGTGTTGCCAGTTCCGCCGCCAGCAGGGGTAGTGTAGCCGCCCGCTTGATTCAGAAAGAGCGTGGAACTCCCCGCCGCATTCAGTGTTACCCCGTTGACCGACAGGCCCGTTACGGCGCCAATCGTGCTGCCGCCTGCAATCGGAGTAGCGCCAAGCGTGAAGTTAAAGGTGTACTGCGGGATGTTTAAAACACCGCTGGCAACGCTTGCTGGGCCACTAGTTCCCGTCGTGGTGAGGGAGGTAATGAAGGTGGCCGTGCTGCCAGCACCGATCTGCACATTCTTCCCGAGCTGCACCTGCGCCAAGGATGGAACTCCTAGGAGCGCCAACGCTAAAAGTATTTTCATGGAACTCCTTATTTTGTTTCGAGCTAGTTTGTCCATTCAACCCAGGACGAGAGCGTAAGCGTGCCGCCGCTGGTGCCGACCTCGGCAAATGTCACGGAATATGTCCCGGCTGGAGGAACGACAAAGGTAACGCTGGCCAGTCCGCCGCCATTGGTGGTTCCATTTGCCGCTACCTGATGGCCATTCACAGAGGCGGTGATCTGGCTAAAATGCCCGACGTTGCAGGTGCAATTTCCAGTAACTGCGACTTCGAGGCGCGAGGCTCCATTGGTGTAGGTAGTGCCGAAGGAGTTGGACGGAAACGCCATCGTCGTTGTCGGGGGCGCCGAGCCAGCAGGGGTGGTGTACCCGCCTGCTTGATTCAGGAACAGCGTAGAGCTTCCCGTAGAGCTGAGAGGCACGCCGTTAACACTGGTGGGGTTGATTGCGCCCGGGAGTGCAACATAGGCCGTATTTGCTACCTTCGTGCTGTTATCGCTTGGAGCCTGGGTGGTGGCTGTGATGCCATTCGGAATGGCAGACGTGCCACTGATTGCCTGTCCCGCCGCGGCATAGAAGGCCAACTGATTGATTGTCCCGGTGCCGATCAATCCACCGCCTAGCGATGCAAGGGCAGTTGCCGGACTAGTCGTGTCGAAGGTCCATAGGGTAGGAGTTCCCAGAGGCGTAATGACGACATGAGCCGCCCCGATAGTGCCGACGTTGAAGGTGTGGTTCGTTTTGTTGATGAAGATGGATGCATCGCAGTCCATGCCGGTGACGGAGGTATTTGCAATCTGCACGCTGCCTGCAGGACCGCAAGGCATGAGGTTGCCCTCATTGACGTTATCGACGCTCCAGATTGTTGCTCCCGCAGCAGTCTTCAGGATGAACTTGTAAGAGCTTCTGCCTACCCAGATATTCGCCCCACCTGCAGCATCGAGGATGATGGGATTCGTGTTTACAGAGGTGCCGGTGGAATCGGTGTACGTCGGTGACGGAGTGGTCGTGCCCGCAGTGTATGTGAAAAGGCTGCACCCGGCGCATGGTCCACCCGAGGCATTGACGAACGTCACATGCGGCTGCACGATAGGCGCAACTGGCACCTGGGCGTGAGTTACGGCGCACAACATCGCTACAGCTAAAAGAAGCCGTTTAATCATCTTGATTTGTCCTTTGGGTGGTGAAATACTGCTCAGCCTATGGAAAAGCTGAGGAAAGCACTTCTGGAAATGTTCTTTATCGGGCTGGCCGTCGGAATCGTATTCTGGATGACTGGGCGAAACGTCAATGACGGCGCAGGCTTTTTCTCCTGCATGCTTATTGGGGTGCTGTATTCGCCCGTCGCATGGGCAATCTATCGACTGGGGAGATTTATGTTCTTCCCGAGCCGCACCGCCTCATCGGCTAGGGCTTGACGTTCTTTAGAAGATTTTTCATCGCGGATGAACCCGGAGTGAGCCCCGACGCTCTGACGAGGATGCTCTTCCCTTGTGGCGTCTTGCTCAATGCAACAATATCCTTCGATGTAAGCGTAGAAGTAGAATCATTCGCGACATGCTCCAGCAGCTTCGCCTCCCCCTGACTCGCCCACTTCGCAGAGCCTTTCAGCGGCGGATTCATGATGGATTCAGTAAAGGCTTGGCTGGTAAGCTTGCCCGCGACAAGTCTTGACGCTACCGGATAGGCAACGCCTGCCGCTCCACTCGCAATCAGAGCCGGGTTTCCAGTAACCAATCCTGCCGCTCCCGTGGAGATGGATCCTCCCAATATTCCAGCCTCGCGCGCCTTCTGCACTAGCTTTCCCGAGCCGGCAGGGTTGGCATCGAAGTTCACCATTCTCGATGTGCGGCTCAGGTCTTCCATGCTCTGGATTTGATCTGGAGTCAGAACGGCGCTGAGCTTCTCCTTCTGCGCGCGCGTGAAGCGAGAGGGAAGATTCTTCAGGTCGGGGAGGTCATTTCCAGCGGGACTCAGCAGCCGGCTCATGCTTTGCCGCTGAAGCTGGGGAATCACGTCTTTACTGCCTATCGCCTGCGCCGCTTTGGCGATTTGCTGTATGCCTTCAGGACCGGCATCAAGCGCCGCAGTCGCCGCCGTCAGGCCATCCTTAGCGTTGAGGATCTTGTGAACATCGCTGCGCGGGTTGTCGTATGGGCCTGGGGTCTGAATCTCTCTGGAGAGGTCGCGCAGGTCTGACATTTGTCGCGGGCTCAGTACGCCGCCGAGTCGCTCTTTCTGCGCCTTGGCGAAGCGGTCAGGCAAGCCGGCGAGGTCAGGCGTTCCATTCCCGGTGGGGTCCATGAGTCGTTCGATAGTCTGCCGCTGTAAGTGCTGATTCAACTCCGGTATTTCTAAATCAGAGCCTGCCTGCCGGATCTGCTTCGCCACCTGCGGACTGATATTCGACAGACTGTTGGCCGCCGTCGATCCATCCTGAGCCCTGACGATGTGATAAAGCGGGTTCTGGGGGTTGTCGTAGGTAGATTTCATCCCAGAGTAAATCTTGTTCGCCTCGCGGAACTTGGCCTCATCAGCAGCAGACAGACCGGAAGATGCGCCAGTCATGGACTCGTCCACCTTGCCAGTGAGTTGCTTCAGCCAGCCCTCGGCATTCGACCCAACGATATCCGGCGATCGGTACATGTTCATCAGATCGGAGCGCATCTTGTGCAGATCCGACCATGTATCCAGCTTGGGAGCCTCCGCAGAGGTATCCGCAAGACTCTTGACGATCGACCATGCCCGCCCAGGCGCTCCAGAAAGCAGTTCGGGGTGGTTGGCGTAATAGTTCTTGTTGTCCTTGACGATGCCCTGCGCCTGCGAGCGAACAGCCTGCATGTCGGGCAAGGTGTTACCCACGCTGCCGTCAAGTTCTTTGAATATCGCGGATGCTTGGTCATTCTGGAGGGTCTGGTGATTGCGCAGGGATTCTTTGATGGTGTTGCCGAATTCCTCGCGCGACATGGTTTCGGGCGTGGCGCCGTCGAGGATGGCAGTCGCCTTTTCTGGCAATCCCGACTGCTTTTCAATCACGTCTTTGTGCTCTAGAAGAGCATCTTTGACAGAGTTCCCAAACTCCTCCCGAGACATCGCATCGGGGTGGGCCGCATCGAGGATGCCTTGCGTGTGAGTCTGAAGTGCATTCACGTTGTCCGCGTTGTTGGCCTCAAACTTGGAAGATCCGCCAAGGGAATGCTCGGTAACGCGCTTTGTGTTGACGGTAAGGGGAGATCCGGTCGCCTGTGCCGTGTCGGGGTTTACGCCTTGCGCCTTCGCCGTGTTGTATTGCTGCCGAGGCGTAACCGTGTCACCGGGAATGACCGTATCAAGCTTGGAGCCGCCTACGACCGCCGCACGCGCACCGCGGTACTGGTCAGGGATGTCTTTGGCGAAGCGCGCTGCCGGACGAGTCGCTCCGACTGCAGCATCTGCGACCATTGGAGCTGTTTGAAGTGCCGTGCCAAGCAATGTCCCCATCTCGCCAGCCGTGTTGCCTTCCGCATATTGATCTGCGGCCTTGTCCATGCCGGGGCCGACGAAAGGGATAGCTTTTACGCCGTGATAAGCCGCACCTGCTTGATTGCCTGCGAATGCATCCTTGGCAGCTTGCAGCAATTCTCCACCGCTGCGCTTGACGCCCCCGTAAGTGCCCTGCGCAATAGATAGCGCCGGTCCTCCAGCGACCTTTAGGATGCTGGATATCGGATGCTCCTTGAGTTCGGCGACGCTCTGTGCGCCGGCCTCGGGAGTTATACCGAAACTCGCCCCAAGGGAATGAAAGAATCCCTCTTGTGGCGGCGCTGTCTTGACCGGCTCCCCGCTGGAGTCAAGATAAGTCTTAGCTGGAGGAGCTACCGGGTTGCCGTTCGCATCAAGGTACTGAGGCATTATTGTGCCACCCATCCAGTCCCGTCCCACGTTCCAGTCTTCCCATTTGGGAAAGTTTTCGTAGTTCCTACCTTAGTTCCGCTGGGCGCGATAGCAGGAGCCTTTGTGGCCCTAGATACCTGATCCGCATGGAACTTGGGGTCAAGCGCTGCCCTCGCCTCGGTAGCCTTCTCGCTGATTCCCGGCATCGGAGCTTCATACGCCTTGCTTGGCGCTGCATTGTCCCACGACTGCTGATAGGCGTCGAACTTATCGCCCATCGACTGCGCCTGTGTAGCAATGGCAGCATCACGAGTGCCGGGGAGATTAGACGCCAACGTCTTCCGAATCGTATCAATGCCGGAAACCGTCGAATCGCCGTAGAACTTGGCAAGCTCAGTTGCTACCGTGTCCACCTTATTCATATAGGCGTTGTGGGCAGGAGTGCCGGGGATGTGGCTGGCGACAGTGTTCATATCCTTCAATTCTTTGAGATGGCCAAGCGCCGTCCCGCCTGCGTTCAGCGCCCCGCCCGCAGTGTTGGTCTTCGTGCTGGTGAAGTCCTTGTATGCATTCACATAGGCACCAGCCTTGGTGCTATCGAAATCGGGATATTTCTGCGATACGGCCTCTAGGAGTCCCGGATTCTTCGCCACAAGGTAGCCGAGGCGATCGACGGCAATCTTTCCTGTGCCGATGGAGTCAACCAGCCCCGCGCCATCCGGCCCGGCGCCACTATTGGCTTCTTTAGCCTTATCGAATGCCAACCGCGCATTCTCGATACTGAGGCCCTGCTTGCGGACTCCAATCTCTTGCTGGTGGTAGTTCTGCGTCTCCTTCGCATTGGCCGCGGCCTGATCGCGCTCGGCCTGCTGGTTCGATTCCATAGCCTGCTGGTGGGCCTGATCCAGAATCTGGGTATGCGTTAGAAGTGTCTTTGAAAACTGGTCAATACCTTGCCGAATCGCGTTAGGATCTCCAGACTGAGCAAGCTGCAACGCCTTCTGGGCGGCTGGGGGGTCAAGCAACTGGCGCTGTACTAAGCTCTGCACTGTTTCAGTCAGCGCTTGCGGCAAATTGGCATCTGGCACCTGCTTAGAGTCAGTGAAAGGAGAAAGAGCGCCCACAATCATATCGCCCTTCTGCTTCGCGGCTTCGACAACCGCCTTCCCCCCGTCAGCTTGGGCCTTGAAAGTGGTAGCCGCTTGCTGCTGCTGTTCCTGAATCTGCTTCTTTAGCCCCATTACAGCCGTAGCGGATCCGCCATTCTTGAGCACGAGCGGGGCGAGTGAATTTATGTCTTTGCCGTCATATTCCTGCATCGCCGCAGTGAGGGCCTGAGAGTCTTTCTGCTGCTGCTGTGCCTGCTGAAGCTGGATTCCGCCCTGCTGCACTCCCTGCTGAAGCTGCTGAAGGCGCAGAGGTGCTTCCTGCTGCTGAAGTTGGGCCTGCTGTCCCTGAATCTTCAACTGCTGAAGCTGGCCGTACTTCTGCAATAGATCGGGCTGCTGCTCGGGAGCTTTGACGTTCAGTGCAACTAAAGGAATGCTACCCACGGTTGAATCCTCCCATTAGAAATCGTCTCCAAATCCGCCTACGCCACCAGCACCAGCACCAGCGTTAGAACTATTGCCGGAGCCATAACCACTCTTCGAACTTAGCAGCATGAGATTGGAGAGATTGCCTGCTGTGCCGCTGAGAGCACCTCCCCAGGCATTGGCCGCTCCGACATATCCCGAGGCCGTCGCCGCGCCCGCATTGTTGTATTGCTGCCCGACGTTCTGACCTGTGGTGAGGAGATTGCTGGTTACATTGTTCGAGGCTGCCTGCCCCTGATTGGCTAGATTGGTCGCGGTCTGCTGTCCGGTCCCAGATAGAGCCGCGAGTTTGTTGTACTGATTCGTCTGGTTGGTGTTGTAGGCGTTGTAATTGGTGTCGAAGGTATTCAGGGCGCGGTTGTAGACGTTGCCATATTCATTCGAGGCGTAGTTTTGTGCGTAGGTGTTCAGATCCTTCGCCGTGCCTCCGGTGACGACAGATCCCTTGGCGGCAGCGCTCTTCTGAATGGCATCCGTGCCGAGCGCAAGGCGTGCCTGGTAGCCGGGGTCGTTCTGCTCGGTAAGGCCCGTTGGCGCGGTAAACGTCCCCGAATAGGGCGTAGTAAGCGAGCCTTGGGCTACTCCAGAGCCGTTCGCCGTCCCGCCTGTGCCTAGCCCATACTGAAGGGCATTGAGCCCGCTCTGGCCGGCCTGTAGCCACGGAGCCTGCTGCGCTTGCGAGGTGGCGTATTGCTGCTTTTGAAAGTCGAGCGCGTCCTTTGATTCCTGCTGTTGCAGATCCGCAGCATGGTTGGCGGCTGCGGTTTGGGCATCCGCTGCGCTACCGGCTGCGCTGGCTCCGATCGCAGCGCTGCCAATGCTGCCGACTGCTCCGATAGTTCCGGCTACGATTGCTGCGGTTGACATAGGCTAAATCCTCTTCGTGAAGGCATGGTCTGACAGTCGGTAGCCGAGTGCCAGAAATAGTTGGGTGTGGTCCTGATGGACCTTGCAACTCAAGTAAATCTTGATAGCGCCCAACCGATGGGCCAAATCTTCGGTGAATCGGATCAGCTTTACCCCTGTACCAGATCGGCATTCGGGAGATATATAGTACGCATCCACGATCAACATTAGCGGCGAGGTGCGGTAGTGCAAATGCTTGCTTACGACGGCAAGCAGATAACCAACCATGCGGCCATCCTCGCGAACGGTGATGACCTTGAACATGCCGATATCTTCCATCGCCTTCATCTTGGCGAAGTCGAGCGCAATTTCAAGGTCTAAGTCGAGCCCCAGCTCCTGCCAGTGGGCATACACAAGGTCTTTCGACTCGGAGGCCCACTCTTCAACCGGCTCAACTTGGAAAGTCGTCATTGAACCGTCTGCGTCGCGGTATGTAGATCACGCACTGTATCGAGGGAGGGGACAAGCGAATCCGGAATCGAGAGACGCACTAGAAGGTCCAGAAATTCCAGAGAATCCATGCCCAGAATGGAGAGTTTCGTTTCTGGGGTGACCGCCTCGCCCGTCTCTTCCTGTACTGCTACCATTACTTCTTCAATCGTCATGTCGCTTGCACCTGTGCCGTTAGGATTCCGTTCGTGAAGGTTTGAATGCCCTGTGTACCGCCTACAGTGAGTGCGGCCGTAACAACCACCACATTGAGCCCCACTGTCCCCGCCGCAGCTCCTATAACCAAGCCCTGAGCGCCTATCGTGACAGTTGCAGAGGCATAGGTACCCGGCACTACTCCCGAAGCTGGCATCTGTGTTGCCGGATCGATCGTTCCCGTCAGTCCGCTAAAGTCTGGGTGGCTGGGGTCCCATGTCGCGCCGCCGAAAATAAGGACTTGCCCCGCCGCGGGAGCCGATGTAACCAGCGCCTGATGTGCTACCACCCCGCCCGCTAATGGGCTTCCTGTGCCGTCATTGATGTGGTCAGTGGTCTTATTCAGGTATGGCCGCGATAGGTCTACTCCATCAGCGGTTAATGTTCCAGTTGAATCGATGTTTCCAACCGTGGTGCCAATTCCTTCAGTGCGTCCGGTGATTATGGTGGAAGCGTTGATTTCCCCGATGAGCTGCCCGATCTCATTGAGGCCGTTCTGCAACTGCGTGTTCCACTGCTGCAGCACCTTCAAAAACGAGAATGTAGCATTGCCGTCCTTGTCTACTATCGGAGAGCGGCTGGCTAGGAATGTAGTTGCTGGTTTGAGAGTGGCCATTTAGAAGGCCGCTATGCGCTCAGAGAGGATGCGAGAGTATTGCGACATGGCCTCCGCTTGCCTTGCCAGTCGATATTGCTCGAGTTCCGGGAGTCCGAAGTGGGTCAAGCTGCCGATAAAAACGTTGAGCTTTTCGAGCTTGGAGTCCAGTTCCGTCTTTTCGTCCACTACGCGCTGCTGATGTGGTTGCATCGTTGCTCCTTTATGCAGTTTTGAGATATGCATCTACGATGGTCCAACTTACTGGATCTGAAACACTCACTTCATAGACCCGGTAACGCGACCTTCCCAGGCGCCTCCAGATGACTCGAGTGTTGTATTCGCCCGCAAAGCCGCAGTTGGCGATGTGCTGGTTGGACCAAGTAGAGCCTCGGTTATTGCTCCATCTCAGCATCGCTTGCGGAGGCCTGGGGTTGCCGTCTCCGTCGAGCAATGGCGGCTGAGGCCCGAGGCCGGTCGCAAAGTCAACCGTGAGCTCCGAGTGATAAACCCATTCCATCTCATTGACTAAAGTGGGCGAACGGCGAAGTCTGCGAATGGGATTGCGTATCGTTTGGGCCACAGGAACAACCGTGGTGCTGGCAATGGTTCCAGTCGCCGCCCCCGTGCTCCCCCCGAGAATGGCACGTCCGGATTCCGCCTGCGCTGGATAGTCAATTCCGCCGACGTTTATCGTGAATTTTCCAGCAGATGCAGCTAATATCGGGCGATTGAGTCCATTCAATGCTCCGTACACTTGACCGGAAGTCGGGTCTGTTTGCAGTCCACCATTCGTGGTACCCGCGATCGTGATGATTTCCCCCGCGACAGGGACGGCACCAAAGACCGAGGTGTAAGTGTAGGTAGCAACACCGCCAGTCACGGAGGTTTCGGTAATGTCGAGCACTCCTTGCCCGGCCGGTCCATTGTTCGCCACGGTACCCGGTACTGACCAAGCCAAGCCCTGCCCAGGAGGGACCGCGAAGGGAGGCGTGATCGATGGGTCGATAACAGGAGTTGCGCTGGTGTAAAGGACCGCAATGCCCACTGCAGTCACGTCGCAAGCATCCATCATGTTGTCAAGGAAGAGGCTACACACTAGCTCCATCAGGACGGTCTGCGCTGCCAGTGCAGTCAGATCCGTTCCCATCGTCGCCCCATAAAACTCCGTACTGGTAAACGTCAATCCAGAGGGACTGAATGGAAGGATAAATCCACCCCCAGGAGAAGGGGTGATCCCCTGACCGGGCGCGGAAGCGATGGATAAGCCACTCGCTTGGTCGTGTGTGGCAGAGGCAACCACAACGGGATACATCCCCTGAATTGCAGAATCTGAAGGCAATGTCGGCATGGAGAAATTACTCCACAGCACACCAATTTCATGCTGCCCCAGTGGGCGGCTTACATTCATCCATGCCGATCCGGAGGCATTCACGGATACGTCTTCGTCCACGAACGTGATTGCCTCCTCATCGAGGAAATTCAGACTCATTTCGTAGAGGTTGCCCGAGTTCCAGTCACCCACCAGATGCTTGCCGAAGGCGTACATGTGGTTCCAGCTAAGATGTGGGGTGTAAGTGGCTGTGTCGGCGTGCCACGTCGCACGCTTGTGCCAAAGGCTCTCTGCGACGTCGTAGACCCACGTACAGTCAGTTCCGGGGATATAGAGCACCCAGAACAAGTGCCCGCCATCCTGATACGAATAGCTGACGAGGTTCGATACTTGGTCTGCAGTGTAGGACGATAGCGCAGTCTCTACCGCGTGAGTCGAGATCCGTGAAGGAGTATAACCGTTGGCCCGCCACGCCTGTCTTGCTCCTCGAGTGTCTTCGCTGATCCAGAATACGGTGTTGTCTACTAAATCAACACCGAAGGTCGCCGCTCCTCCTGTTTCAATGAGTGCGCCCGGAATAACATCGAATATCTCGCTACTGCCAGTATTCTGGTAGGGCTGCGCGTGCTGTGCTCCGATCACCCATAATTCCCGGTGGCTCACTTCGATTGAAACGATGTTCTCAGGGAAGACAGAAACCGCGTTGACCTGAATCCCCGGCCACGTGGTGCCGTCGAGGATGGCCGAAATCTGCAATTTGTTGCTGGCGGCGAACATGACGATGAAGTAACCGTCTGAATATTTGACCTTGACGGGTCCTCCTGCCAGTTGCGCGGTTACATCGGTGAACGTGTTGCCTGCCAGCTGATAGGCCCACGCCCGGCCTCCGGCTACTACCAGCAATTCGATGTTGCTGGCCGCAATGGATACCGGGCCGCCGAAGGCATCGAGTGTGCCAGCCATGCGTGCGATGAAAGTACCGTCTGCGAACACCTCATAGAGCGTATCCGAGGCCGCAACGAACGCGCGTCCATTGATTTCAATGCTTCCACGAGTAGGCGCACCAGGGAAGGTGCAGAACACGGCTAACCCCGGCGTACCGAAGTAGGATCGTTGCGTCTGCGCTCCCGGCGTCTCGATTGTCTCCGCGAAGAAGTTGATGCACTCTTCGTCCGCGACTACATTCGATTTAGCCGTGTAGCTTGGGCCGACGAAACCAAACTTCATTACTGTCCGATCCCGAACAAATCAGCCTTGTAGTTGTAGCCTGCGGGACTAGGAACTAGATCCGACTGAAGGCTCAGATCGGGCGCATTCATTGTCTTGACTATGGCCAGCGACGAAACCGCCAGCGTCACCACTACGGCGGATGCAGGTGCGTTGAACTCGGCGCCAATTCGGACGGCCAGATTGTAGCGAAATGCCTCCGCATACCCAGGCGGAAAAGTTACCTGCGATATAAGGGTCTGCGCCCCTAGAGCCTGCCAGCTGTAGATCCTGACGCTGTTTGGCTGCATCGTTGGGATCGGCCAGTAGTTCAGCGTTCTTAGCGGGAATCCGCCATCGTCATAGCAAATCTGCGGAAATGAACCATTGACTGTCTTGACAGGCACTTGCGTCTGCCAGTCCTGCACGGAGTACATATCCATCGGCACTTCAACCGGGTTTGCGGGGTTATTCAGCAGGATTGCACTCATCGCGTCGATGCGCGCGGGCCGCGGAATGTTGAAATCCCCTCCCGTTCCCAGCGTGTACGCCTGCTGCCCGAGGATGAACGGGAAATCATCTGATCGCGTAGTGAAGATTGCACGCCGTTGCGCGTTCCAGCTATCGATCATGTCATTCATCACAGACAGGCCCTGATTGGCGATATTGTCCGACGGCTGCTCTTCGTCAGCCAGGACGCCGACGAGCCGGAGGGCGCTTGTGATGATATCGAACGCAGTGGCCATTTATTGAACCGCCTTTTTGGGCCTTCCAGGGCCGCGTTTCATTGGATTTTCTGCCCGCACTACCTCAATAGGCAGACCAGTGTCTTTTTCGTTCATCAATGCCAACTGGAGGCAGATTTCCCTTAGCCAGCCGTTCGTGCTGAGGTCGGTAGCGGGTTTATTCTTGATGTCTTCGCTTGTCATAGGGCCTCAATATGCCACGCCGCATGTAGGCGTGGATCGGCTACTACCGCCGAACAGCGTGGGCAAAGAAACACCGTCTGATTTCCGCCAAAATCATCGACGAAGGTTGCCCGCTTCCATTCAAGCGGATCTCCAAGAAGGGATGCGAGTTGCTGTCTGGTTTCTATTTTCATAAGGGTGGGGGCCAGCCGTAGCCAGCCCCCCTTGGGTTTACGTTGCGATGACGCGGCAGGCCAACTGCGGCCGGATCGTCTTGAAGCCATACAGCACGTCAATACGGCACGGCACCTTGTCATTGGTGATGTCGTACTGGCGAGCAATACGCATCGAGATTCCGTCCATGACCTGCCGCGCGCCCCACGCGCCGAACTTCGACACGTCGATCAGATCGGCAGTGACGAAGGCGAACGCTTCCGGGTGGAAGAGGATGGACTGCTTGTAGAGAGCCGACGCACCGCCGCCAATCTTGACGACGGTAAGCCCCGCGCCGACAGCCGTTACATTCTGAGCTGCGCCAGTCAAGGTGGGAGTCGGGGAAATCGTCATGTTACCAGCGCCGCCTGCATAGTCGGCAGTCACAACGAACTTCTGGAGGAACCCCTTGTCCGCCTTGGTTTCTGGATCAACCGCGTCCACCGTTGAGAAGGTGACAATATCGCCCTTCAGGAATGTGGTCGCGCCTGCAGCCATAACTGCCGTCGCGCTTCCAGAGGTCAATGTTGCCGTATATCCGGTTGCTGCCGCGGCAGTGCCGGACTGGAACGGGTTGAGGACGGTGTTCTCGAAGGTGTCCAAACCCTGTACCTTGCCAATCTTGCCAGTAAGGTACGGACGAGAGACGGACTCCTGCGGGTTGAAGTTGCCCTTGATGGCATCGAGGAACGAAACCACGTGGTCCGAGTTGAGGACACCAACGCGTCCAGTATCGGGGGCGAGGTACTGGTTCAGCGTCTTGCGACCGTTGGCAAAGTCCACATACGCAAACGCACCTGCGCTTGGGACTGCGTTGTATACGTCCTTCACCATGGTCAGCGCGTCGGCTTCGATGTTGGTTGCAAGGA